AGCGGTACAAGGGCGACCGAGGCGACCCGAGGGAGGAGGAGGTTTTGATGGATGCCAGGATGAAGAGCCTTCGGCTCCGAGCCAGCGGCAGAGAAACCGGATGCAGGGGCGCGACCGGGTAGCGGCGGTAGCGGAAGCCATGGTCGAATCACCCCGCCCGAAACCCGGCGACCATGCCGAGCCTGAGCTATTCCAGCGCATGGCGGCAGCAGCGGAAGCGGTGGGCGGTCCCGTGTCACGGACCACCCGAGCCAAAGCCCTGGCGACCTTCAACGATCCGGCGGTGCAAAGCGGAATCGCCGCGCTGTCCGCGGATGACCGGGAAGCCGTGTTCGATTGGATGCTCTACTTCGGGAGCCAGGACGACACAGGCCGGAAACGGCTGGAAAAGCGCATCGGCCAGCGTCCCCTCGAATTCCTGCCGACCCTCATCGAACGCTTTCCGGACCAGGTTCGACACGGGCGGACGTTCCGGAAGATTCGCGCCACCATGGTGGCGGAAGCGAAGCAGCGGGCGAAGCGTCGGGAGAGGGAGCCTGACCCTTACGAACTCACTCCATGCGGAGCCTGGCGCGACCTGGCGGCGGAATTGGACATCGAGGCCCCCGGTTGCGACTGGCGGCGACTGAGCCGGCGCGACCGGGAGCGCATCCACCGGCGGCACAACTCCGAGCCGGACCTTGAACCCCAGATGGCAAAGGCAGCATGAAAGACAAACCTGTCACCAGCAACTGCCGGGACCGCCTAGCTCCCCGCCACCGGACCTCTAACCGCTACTGGCGTATCGCCAAGTGTCTCGTCTTGGCCGCCACGGCCACCGGCAAGAAAGAAAGACGGGATTGTGTCATGGCGGTTCGTCTGTTCACAGACTGGACCGAGGAACAGGTGGAGGCCGTTCTCGCCGGGGGCGTTCCCGAAGAGACTTCGGCCCCGCATCTCGGCGCTGTGGGCTGCCTGGGGGTCATGCGTAATGAGGAGAACTACGGGCCTTATCGAGAGGCTGCGGCTCTGCTTTACGAGAGCTTCGTGGCGTGGGTGCTGAAGCGGAATCCGGCGCAGACTCGTGAGAGCGTGAACGAAGTGCTTCTGTGATTCGCTCGATCCACAAGAGGCTCTAGATTGCCCGAGAAACGGTCGCAATATATTAGCGCGGTGCTGACCCTACTTTTCCGTTGCGACGGCTCCTGGGTATGATTCCGGCGCAGGAACGGCATTGCCAGTGCTGTGATCTGATGCTTCCTGCGCATTTGCAGAACTCCGGGAATCCAATTGAAAAAGGGGAGGTACTACATTAGCCGATAGGCTAATGTACCTCTTCTCTTCTCTGGTCACGCTTTTCGCGTGACAGAAGCGTGACACGAGCGTGACGCGCTTTCCGGCCAGCTCCGCCCCGTTCGCCAGGGGCCGTCGGTGCTATCTGCCCCGGCGTTTTGGGTGACATTGTCACGTCTATGTAACGGTCAAATGACCCGGCGCCAGGGGTGCTATTGTCACGGTCGCGTAACGGTCGAGCGTGACACCGGACAGGCATCGCACAATGAGCTTGCGCTTTCTCCTTTCTGGTGCTTCATTGACGAATGAAGCTGCTTGTTGGTGCCGGGATCCTGGCCGCGCAATTCGCCTTTGTGATTGGAGCCCTCGGCGCACTACTGGGGGATTTCATCGGCCTTGCGATTGCCGTCGTATCCGCCGTTGCTCATGTACGCCTTTGGGCATGGGCGACACAGCGCGGATTCACATTTGAACCCATAGACTGGCCGCGCCATGGATCACCGTGACTCCGCGCGCTCCCGCCGCCGGTCCACCTCATCCTGGATCACTGGGAGCATTTCCTTGGCGACCGCGACCCATTCCTCGGCCCTCGCTTGGCGCTCCTCTTTGGTTTCCGCCTCGAAGTACGCCTCGCGCGCCTGGTGGAAGGGATCGTAGAACCTGTCCTGCATTGAGAGTCCGTTGGATTGCGTGATGTCGTACACGCGCTGCACGCTCACGGCCTGGTAGGCCGGCGATCCCACCACCACGCCGGTGTCGCGAAGGCCCAGCTTCCGCCCATCATCACCGAACGCCGTATTGATTGCCCGTATCGCCGTATCGCCCATCGTTCCGAACACGTTGCGCGCGAGGTAGTCCACCTTTCGCGCGTCGAAAAACGACTTGCCGACACTGGTATTGCTGAGGCCCGCTGCCTCTGCCATGCCCTGCACCGCCTTTCCGAAGCGGGACGCGTACTCGGTGCTGCGGATGCGTTCGCCCTTTCGGTCTACTGCGTCCAATGCCACCTCGCTCTCGTGTGGGGGGATCATGTAGCGTTGCCGGAACAGGTCGCGATTCATCATTGCTTCCGCGAAAGCCCCGTACTGCCCAACAATCGCGGACTCGTCTACGGGTGCCATCGAGCGGATGACGCTGCCCACATACCCGTGGAACGCCTCCGCTTCGCTCGCCTTGCCCTGGTGCACGTCCAGCATCCGATCGACGCCTCCGGCCAGGACGCCCACCTCGAAGTTCCGGGGGATGCGGATCCAGGTGTCATCCGCCACCTTGAAGTTCCAAAATAGATCCCTCACGTAAGCCGGTTGTTCGCGCAACTCATCATCGTAGCCCGCCGCCTCCGCAATAGCACGCGCCGCCAACGTGGGCGCCACGGCCCAGATGAAAAAGCGGATGATAAAGCCGCCATGATCCTCCTGGAGAGCAGTCACATTCCGACGTAATCCTTGCACGGCCGCATTCGAAAAAGGCACCAATTGGTTCACCGCGCGCATGGTCCGGCCGGCAACGGCAAAGTCGATCAATTCCCGCGCCTGTTTGGCCGCGTAAAGGCTGGCATCGAACTCGTCGTATCCCAACTCCTCGGTCGCGTACTTGTGCGCGGCCTTGAACTCTGCTACTCGCCCAAAACGCTCCGCGACCTGAAGCATGCTTTCGTAGCTGTCCCACGCATTCTGGAGGTAGTCCGGCCAGACAATCACGCTATTGTCCCGGGTGCCCGGCTGCGAGTGTTGGCGCAGAACCGCTTCCTGCGCGCGCGTCCACTGCACAACGTCTTGCGCGTATGGCCCGGCCATGTCGCCGCCGTACCGCTGCAAGTCGTCAATGTCCATCCGGCCGCGGTTCTGGAGGATTTCCGCCAACACCTCGTTGGACGCCTCCAGGCCCCGCGCCTGCCCAGATCGCGAAACCAGCATCCGCGACTGGAAGTCACGCATGCCGTTGCGGACTGCGAAAGCCGGCATCCGTGTAATTCCAAAGTGAAGCGATCGCGGCAATGCCGTCATCCATGCCGGGAAGCGCTGATTGTGATCCATGTCGTTGAGCGCTTCCAGGACGTCATCCTGGAAGCGCCAGTGCTCCCGCCGCCCATCCCGCCAGACTACCACGGCATTCTGGTCTCCCTTGTGGACCTTCTGCCCGATGGTTCCAAGCCCCTTCGGGCCGGACTGATACAGTGCAACGTCAGCACGGAGGGCATCCGTCAAGGCCACCTTCACGTCATTCACATGCGCGCGCTCAATCGCGCTCCGGGTGCCCTCCCAGAGTGAGTAATACGGGTTTTCGATCAGCTTTTGCGACCCTTTGACCGCCTGCAGGGAGTCCACGCCCCGTAGGTCAACCTCGTCTCCGGGCCGCGCCTGGAGCAGACGATGCAGTGCCACATACTGCACGTTGTTGGCGACGATGCCTTGGTACTTCTCATCCGATATAAGCCCCTTGTCCCGCATGAACCGGAGCGTTGCGTCCGACCATTCCCGGTAACGTCGCGCCGCCTCCTCCACGCGAGCTTTGCGCTCCGGGTTAGCCTCGAGGTCGGCCAGGAATTCCTGCGCCGTATCGAGATCGCTTTTGCCACTCATCCCAGCATCCGAGCCAATGATTCCGTGGCTTTTGCCCAACCGCGGCGCCAACTCTATAACCCGGGTTGCCAGCAGATAGCTGATTGTGTCCCTATACTCCTGTTCCACCTGATGCTGCGGAAGACCTTCGAATGGTTGCGTGAGCCAATCCAGCCCGCCGCCGGTGACTGGTTTCCGCCGTCCGTCAATCATTCCCCTCCGCATTACGAACGCAAGGACCGCCTCGTGCCCTCCGTAGTGCAGGTCCGCGAGATCGGCGGCGTTCTCCGAGGGTCGAAGCTGTCGCCCCATCTGTCCCTCGATGTACTCCGTTGCCGCCCGCAACGCCCGCCGGGAATCCAGAAACTCCCGAGCCCACCAATCGCGTACCCCCATCCGAAACCCTCCGAAGCTCGGGCCGAAGTATTTCGAGAGGCGCCGTTCGATTCCCCCCTTGGGGCGGAGCCTCACGTTTGACAGCATCCTTTGCCCCGCCGGCGAGCCGGCAAGGAGCCGAATGTCATCTCCAAACTGCCTCAGATGCGCCCTCGCCTGCGCGGGGATCAACCGCTCGAACTGCTTGGCAAACTCCGGAGCGCCCCGCGTTGCCGCCTCCGGGTTCACCAGCCAGGCGCGCACCCATTCCGCCACGCCCTCCGCGCGCTTTTTCATTAAAGGATCGCGCTCGCGGGACGTGAATTGCCAGAACGGCTCTAGCTCCGCATCATACGGGGAGCGGCGCCCTGGCTGCGCCCATTCCCTGACCAGGCCAAACCGGTGATCCAATTGGTGCGCCAATTCATGGCCCGTAGTGTCCAGGTCGCCCTCCAGCGCAATGTTCGCCGTCTCCGCACCGGGATCAAAAGACCCATAGGCGCTCTCCGACTCTCCGCCGTACACCGTATTCGCTCCAAGGGCGGCGGAAACGTCGAAGATGATTTCGTCTTGCCGCTTGGTCTGCCCTCCTTCCAAAGGATCGGGCATGATTCGCCCCGGAGCGTCAAACGGCACCGCGGGGCGCCCCCTCCTCGCCCCCTGCTTCTGAGGCTTCGAATCAAACGGGTTCGCACCGATGCTCCGAAGTTGTACCGCACTTTGCACCACTGGGGCGGGAGCGTTGTTTGCCACGCCCGCCCATTCGCGCACCTGGCGCCGGTCGGCCGGCTTCATACCTTGCCAGATTGTCGCGAACTCCTCCTCTGTCGCGTTGACCATTGCCGCTTCCGTCTCCGCGTCAAACGGGGCCGGGTCAACAGAATCCTCCAGCAACCCGGCGTCCCGCGCCGCGCGCATGGTCTGGACATCAGACGTTGCGGCCTGGTCCATCACCTCCCGTGCGTTCGCGACCCACTCCTCCCGGATCGCCCTGGCAACCTCTACATCTTCCTCTTTGGCGTCCGGGTCGTTGAGTTTCATATCCAGCCGCTTCATAGCTGGGTGATCGCCACTCAAGACGGACTCAGCCACGTCAATCTGAATAGCGTTGATGGCGCGTTGCGTGCTGATTGCCAGTTCTGCGTCCGTCCGCTCCAATCCAGCCAGCCCCCCGCCGAGCACGGCGCCGGCCGCAAATTCCCGCATTCGTCGCGCCCGGTTGAACGGGTTCGCGTCCTCGTCCACACCGCCCCGCAACTCTGAAAGGTCTGTGAGCATCCCGGAAACCGCCTCTTGCGTGCCCTCGCGGAATCCCGCGAACACGTGTTTGCCCGCGCCGATCTGGAGCGCCTGCCCGAATGCCGTGGTTTTCAGCTTGCCCAACGGCAGGCGCCCGCCAAGGCCCACCCCCTCCAGAAGTCCAATCCCCGCCTGGTTGATGATTTGCTCCCGCCGCTGTTGGTCCGTCGCCCCTTTGGCGTCCGCAGATTGCCCCGCCCGCGCCGCCCCCTGCGTCGCCCCGGCGCCCGCCAAGGCGCGCAGTCCACCCATGGCGCCAGATACCAGATACCACGGTGCCTGTCCTAGACCGCCCGGGATGTCGCCCGTCCAAAACTTTTCCGCAAAGCGAGGGTTTTCCGGCAGGAACCGGGAAATGGCCACCTCCGCATCCGCGCGCCCCTCTTCCCCGGCGGCGCGAACGTGCCCCCCTAGTCCGCGCACAGCCGCCGCCACAGCCTGCGAGCCGACAAAGGCCCATTTGGTCCACCAGTTGTCTGCCACTTCCACGTCCTCCACCCACTGATTACCGTCGTCGTCCTCGCGAATGCCGATTCCATAACGATACGCCCATTTGTGCCGCTCCCCCTCCCTCCAAGGTTCCGGGATCGAGTTGAACTGCTCAAGGAGTTGCGCCTCCGTCTCTGGCGTGATGGTCCGAAGGTCCGGCCCCGCCGCCACCTGCAACAATTCACCGGCGCCGGACACGGAATTCCAGAACCACCGGACGTTATCCGCGACCAGCCGGTTAGCAGCCGAGTCATACGGGGCAATGCCGTTGTCTATCGCATTCTCCCGGTGCGCCTCAAAAAATTCCTGTGCCTTTGTAATGGCCCGCTGTGGGTCCATGCCTCGCTGGACCAACCATTGCGCCGAGTGCCGCGCGTGGTCAGACAGGAGATTCAAGCGCTTCTCCGGGTCGGCGCTTTGGTAATCCTCTGAGCCGAGGATTACCTGGAAGTCCTCCGGTCGCCGCACGGGAGCGGGGGACTTATTCGCGGCGTCTGGCGGGTAGATGTAGTCTGAATTCATTCGCTGTCCGCGTCGGCTGGGAACAGTTCTCCCCGGTCAATGCCGAGTGGGTTCACGAGCGCCCCGGTGTCGCCCGGGTCCAGGAACCGCCTCCAAAGGCCACGGCGCTTCTCGGGTGCGGGTTGCGCTCCGAGCAATGCCTCCGCGTCCGCGTCCACGTCGAGCGGCTGGCCGTCTTGCGCCGCCGGCACGAGCGCGCCCGTCTTGTCGAGGGTGTATCCGTAAATCCCCGGCTGTCGCAACTCATCAATGCCCTCACTCTTCGCGCGCCCAACCGGGCCGGTCAGAGTCTCCACGAACTCAATCACGTCCGCCGTTGATGCGTCCGGGTTTTGCCGTGTCCAATGCGCAATCTCTTCTTCCAGGGCGATTTCCAGCCGCAGCCGTGTCGCCGCGTTCTCCGGTGTATCCGAACCTGTGCCGAACCGGGTCGCGCTGTACCCGCCCTGATCCGTCAATTCGCGGTCAATCACCTTGGCTGCATACTTCACGCCCACATCCTGCAAGCGCCCGGCGTTATCGCTCCCGTGGTCCCTCGTGGACAGGTCCAGCAGCCTCCGGAACTCGCCCTGAAACATGCTCGGGACTTCCGTGGCTACGCGCCGCTTCATTTGCCAGACCTCCGGGCCGTCCGTTGTTGCCGTGAGGGAGAGGATTTCGCCCCGCAATTCCTGCATCGCTTCGAAGTCCGGCTCGCCTTGATCCAGCCACAACGCCCTCAACTTCTGCTTGTCCTCGTTGCCGATCCGGGAGCGTGAGAAAATCGCATCCAGCTGGGTTTCGCTCATGTCAGGATGCTCAAAAATCGATTCGGCGATTGTCTCCGCCTCCTCCGCAATGACGCGCTCTTGCTCTCTATCAATGTGGCGCTCCATCTTGTGGAGATCGTTCGGCGTCATCCAGTCGGGCGCGCCGTCCTTCAACACCTCCTGCGCCGCGAACGGGTCATCCTCCACCAACCGCCCGAATTTCGCCCGGTCGATCCGCTGCCCCGCCTCCTGCAGCATCACCTCTGCCTGTTCCGGAGCGATCAACCCGCGTGCCAGCATGGCCCCGGCAAGCTCTCGAGCTTTGCCCTCGTCCTCAAACTCGACGGCCTGGTCGAATGCGGCCGAGAGTTTGACCTTGGCCAGCCGCATGTTCTGGCGCACGGCCATGGACTGGAGGCGGGTTTTCGTCTCCTTCTCGTACGCCTCTAAGTTGAGTTTCAACTTGGTCTCCAGCGCCCGCGAAAGGTCGCCGTCCTCGCCCATGATCGAGTCGCGCAACTCCTCAAGCTTGCTCCCCCACCCTGATTCCCAACTCCCCGGATCTTCCGGAAGACCCGCCCGGTATGACTCAAAGGCGGCCTGCATGGCGGCGTCGGCCTCCGCAAGTTCCGCGGTCTCGCGGGCCATGACAACCCGCTTGAGCGTGTCGCCGATAGCGCCTCCAACGTCATTGATCGCCTGTGACACGTCGCGCCCGACCTGTAACGCGGCCCGCGCCTTCCCGGTTTCGCCGGCCGCAAGCGCGTTGCCGTCGATGAGCACGCCGCCCGCCCGGTCGAATTGTCGCGGGGCCTGCGTATTGAGCCGTGCGCGCGGGAGATTGGCCGCGCCACCTCCGCGGATGTTGCCAGCCGCCGCCCCGGGCATCATGCTCGCGGTCCCGGGAAGCTGCGTCGGGCCGGATGGGATTGGTACTAGTTGCCTGTCGCTCATATCAGCCCATGCCAAATGTTCCGTGGCGATCCTCCCAGGCAACGGACGTGTTGAGCGCCTCCGACAACGATGAGAGCAGGCCCATGGTTCCGGCTGTCTGCGTCGCCCTTGCCTGCGCCATCGAACCCTGATGGCCGGCCTTGGCGTATTGCACAGCTAGGTCACCCTGCTTGCGCAGATCGTCTGCTTCTGTCAGGAAATTTTTCCTTTGAGTCTGCGCGTCGTAGAGAGTCACCAACGCCGACTGTTCCGTGCTCCATTCGTCCACTTCCGACATGAACCTGGAAACGTCCGCGCCCAACCGGATGCGCCGGGATTGCTCCTCGCCCTCGAACCCTGCCACCTCGCCCTCATACTCCGCGAGATCACCCGCGAACCGGAGGCGCCGAGCCTCGCGCGCGGACGTGCGCGCGCTATCATGCAACTGCAGTCCGAGCCGGTTTGCGTTCTCGACGGCCCGGTCCAGTTCCGAACCGGACTCGACAAACCCGGCCGCCGCCGTCGCCACCCGCTCCCGCCCGAGCATCTGGAGATTGCTTCGGAAGGTGCGCCGCCGTTGCTCCGCGGAAAGTTCCGCTACCTCCCCGGCCTCACGCCGAAACTCAGCAGCCTTGTCATCCGCGAATGACTGCGCCTGCTGGGACGACTGTTCGACAATGTCAGCCGCGCGGAGGGTTTCCGTGTGCTCGACGCCAGACAACGCGGAATTGACCTGGTTCTGGTAGCGCAACCGCAACGCCGAGTAGTCGCCGCGCCAGACCGCTTCGGCCGCATTCTCCTCCGCAACATCCGCGCGAGAATAAAGCAAGTCGCGGTTTTTCTTGGCCGCCTTGAGCCGGATCGCGGCCGCCGCGCGTTGCGCCTCCGCTGCCTCGTCAGCCTTTCTCTTGCCGAACAACCCCCCCAGGATCGAGGAACCGGCCGAGATGCCGAGAGCTATGGATGCAAGAGCCATTGCTGTAGTGTATCAGTGATTTGCGGGTTTGCTAGTGCGTTTGCGTGGATTGCCAGGACACGGCCAGCGCCAATATAGTACACGGCAGAGGGACGGTTTGCCGGACCTGGAACCTCGGCTGTGCGTCGTAGGCCCCGGCCAACGGGACGCGCACCGGCCCCGTGGCGAGCGGTGGCGGTTCGTTGGGCGTGTTGCTGGCGATCCTGCTTTGCAGCGCGTACCAAGTCGGGGACGTTTGCGTTGCGTCGGAATACTCGGCTCCAAACGTCTCATGCAGATCCACAATGATCCGATCTATGCGACCGGTCTGGTAGCGCGTTGATCCGCCCTCCCCTCCCGCCACGAGCGGCAGGGTCTCCACCAGAGACTCAAACGGTAGGCCCACCGCCACCATGGTCCCGGCCCGGTCCAGTGTGATTTGCCCGGACGCGACCGTTTTATTAGGGTGCTCGCCACCGTCGAGGCAGACGGCAACCTCCAGCCCCTCCAGGTGATCCAGCCCCGTCACCGTCGTCCCCGGGCTCCCCAGGTCGACCAACTTCCCGGCATCGGCGTACAGGGTTTCGTCGGTGGCTCCGTCCAATGCTTTCTCGAGGGTGGGCGGGTGCATCCGCTCAATGCGCCTCGTCCCGTCCCGGAGCACGGCAATCCACACCTCATCCCCGTAGGTGCCCGGGATGGTCGCCACGCTCTCAATGGTCCCGTCGGTCTCGTGGACGTGCCACGCCACCAACTCCAGGTTGCGCTCGTACGTGAGCCCTGCGAGGTCGCCGTCATCCGTCACGCACCAAAGCACCGCGTCCGGTTGCTGCGAGACGGCAATCTCTGCCACCCCGGGCCGTGTGATATGCTCCGCAACCAAAGTCAATTCCGCGGCCGCATAGGGATCGCGCGCCAGCCCATCGTTGCCATCCAACCCGATCCAGTCCCTCACCTTCCGGCCCAGCCGCTGAACAAACAGCAGCGAATCATTGAGCTCGACCACCCCGACCGCCGCAGATCCGTAGGCGGTCGCCCGTTGTGCGGATGCGGCGTCAGGGTCGGATGCGTTTGGGATCAACCACTCATCCCCTGCCGTTCCGACGATCAACGCGCCGGCGCGCGATGTCATCCACCGGATGGTGTCCGCCGTTGCGCTGTAGAGCGTCCGCTGGAGTGCATAGTCCGGGTAGCCTGCCACCTGCCGAAAATTCGGAAAATCATCGACACGACTCGCCCACATAGTCAGAGGTTCGGACGCATTGCCACCGAGTGTCATCCGCCCATCATGGAGCGCGATCGTCTCCGGCCAGCCCCGCTCATCACTCCAACTGCCCTCCTGCCAGTAGTGCGTCGCGGACGTAGATTGCAGGGTTTCCGTGACCGTTGCGGTCACGCTCGTCGCGGAGGAGTAGGCGGTCACTTCCGCCGTGCCCCACACCAACGGCTCATCCGCCTCCAGGATCAACCGGGGGCTTCCCGTGTGCGACGTGTACGCGGCCACCGTTACCCGCAGATACAAGGGTGCGTCAATGGAGTCGATGTATTCCACGTTGAGATCCGCCGCGCCGGTCCAGGAATGTAGGGTTTCCCAGGTCGAGTTGTCCGTGGATCCCTCCAGCGCAACGGTCCCCGTCCACGTCCCGGTTGTCCGGACGGTGTACGCCCCGGATACCAGCATCGAGGAACTGGATCCGGTGCCGGTGAGCGCCACGGATTGCGCGTTGACGTCCCGGACATGCCCAATCCGGAATGATGCGCCGACGTGGCCCGACGTAAAGAGATCGCTGGACGCGGTGAGGGTCACGCTACCCGTGGTCCCGCTCGCCGAAATCGTGGAGCCTGTATCCGTGTTGCGGTCCCGGAATGGCGGGTAGGTCAGGGACCATTCCGCGAGGGTCCAATCGTCATCCGCCAACCGGAACAACCGGTATGGAGGATGAGACGGGTGGACCAGGTAGACCGCGTCCTGCACTTGCTCCCACCGGATGCCTGACAGTTGGGCGTCCGTGTAGGGAGTCACCACCTCCAGAGGGTTCCCGGGACTGGCCGGGTCCTCCACCTCGGCGCCGTTGCTGTAAAACCGAAGGGCCTCGTCCCCGAACGCGAGGATGAACGTGGTCGAGGACGAGAAGCGAAACGGCAGAAGCCGCGCGCCGTCCGTGTCGAACTCTGCAATGTGCTCGAACCCTGGCCGTCGCTGAATCCCACCGTACGGCAACGGTAGGAAATTCCGCAACGCCGCCACGGAGGAAAAATATCGCGCCATGTCAGGGCGCGACCATAGCCTCCGGGATATTTCCCCGCCGTTGAGGCTGTAGATTTGCTGGTAGCTCATGCCCTACCTCCCCCACCGACGCACCGCGACAAGGTCCGAATCCTCCACCGGGTCGATGCGCTTCCCGCGGGACTCGTTGTAGGATGCGCCTGCCGCCTCCGGGATCACCTCTCGCTTCGCGCGCAACTCCAGCGCCTGGCCAAGGTTGGGGTCATTTGTCAGGCTTCCCGCCATCCGGCCGGCGAGCAAGAGGGCGAATGCCTCCACGAAGTCCGGCGGGTAGTCGTTGGGATCGTCCGCGTCAACGATGTAGCGCACCTTGCATTCGTCGTCATTGCTCAGGATCGTGTTGCCCTCCATCGCGAACGGAGGTTCCTGCGAGGTCCACGGGTCCACGTCGTTGACGTCGAGCACCTGAATGCACTGGTCGGGCACCTGATATGCGTAGTCCCACGGCCCGTAAATCGGCGCCGTCAGGGACGCGACCGACAACCGGCGGATGGCAAATGACCAGGGCGCCATGCGCAAAAGTTGCTGGCGAGTCACCTCGTAGTGGGTCCGGCAATGCTCCGCGTTTGGTTCCGTCGCTGTCAGATTCGTGATCGGCGTCGCGCCCAGTTTTGCCAGTGCCAGGTTGCAGATTTGCGTGGTGGTCATGGTCATGGTCAGGGAAAGAAGAAGGGCGAGCGGCACACGCCACCCGCCCCCTTCTGTGCTGCTGTTGTGGGCGAGGCAAGTCGTTACTCGTCGACCGAGATTTCCACGACCTTTTCATCGTAGCGGCGCATCGCGCCCATCCGGCCCGCAACGCGGACCTGGAGACCGTGCGACTCGCCCGGCAAAACATCCATGTAGGCATTCCAGGAATCCTCCGCGAAGTAGATCGCGGACGGCATCCAGAGGAGCACCTTGGCCTCCCCACTCGAAACGGCGAGCCGCTCCGTGTGGATCAACTTCACCCCGAGGAATTCCTCGAGGACTCCGTCGGAGTAGGGTTGACTGGCGGAGTAGTCCCGGGAAGTCACGGTGATGTCCGCGAACAGCGCGTTTTTGTCCTTGGCGCGGAGCGCCAGGACAGGACAGTCACCCATGGACCCGGCCATGCCACCCTCCAGCGCCTCACCGGTACCGAGGATCTCCAAGGCCTTGCGAATTTTGTGGACCGTCAGGGGCAACGCGGATCCGTGCGTGGTTTCCGTGTAGCCGTCCGTGTCGTACTTAAAGATCGCCGCGACCTTTTGTGCGGAGGGCAGGCTGGACGATCCGGTACCAGCCGAACCGGTCGAGACGGGGTCGCGAACACCCCCCAGGATGATGTCATCACAGGTCCGGTTACGCGCCGCCGAGATGCTGCGCATGATGTCCGAGGCCGGATTGGTCACGCGGCCGAGAAGCTGCTGGTCGAACTCCCCGACAACCGAGGCGTCATCGTAGGGATTCACGAACAACCAACGACTGCGGCTGGATGCGTCCCGGCGACGGGTCGCGGTGGCGCGTCCGGAGGTTTGCTCCATGGCGGCGCGGCTGGCGAGATCGTCGTAGCGTTTCCCGTTCCCAGGAATCTCGTCGGTCTCGATGGTGACGTACGGCGCGAGCCGTTTCAGCATCTGCTGGACGTCCTGACCAAAATTCTGATTGAACAGAGTTTTGTAATGGTCAGGGATGTAGGTGACTGCTGTGCTCATTTTTCCGAGGTAGTGCTAGAGTTGCGTGATTGTGGATTCGTCAGGATCAGGCTTCCTCGCGGTCGACGGTCACGAACCATTCCGTGCCGGTGTACATGATTTGGACAACGCGAGTCTTGCCGGAAGCGATGACGCCCGCGCCGCCTCCCGAGTCGACCAGGGCAGGCCCAATGATTGCGGAGGCCTTGGTGAGCGTGCGAGCCCCGCCGGAGGCGGTCAAAACGTAAGTAATAACCTGTCCGTCGCGCGGATCGGTCGGCTCATTGATGAGCAAGTTGCCGGTCAGGGTGATGACCTGAACGCTGTTGCGCGGCAGGCTCGATGCGTCCTGAGCAATCGAAGTCGCGTAGGTGACGGTTGCCGCCGCCGGCGCGAACTCCTGCTCCCAGAGTTGCTTGATGTAGGTGTCGTCGCTAGGAAATGCCATGGGTCTGGATAGTTGTTATCCGATCCACTCCCGACGCCCTGACAGTGTCAAACGCTTTTCTGCATATTTCCCGAAGATAGTACGCAGAAAGGTCCGCGCCCCTCCTAGAACGCGGACCTTTCTCGACTGGCCCAAAGAAAGTCTACCTGCCGCCTATCATACATGCACGCAGGGCGGGCGCAACCTATTTTGCAGTGCGAGCCATCAGGTCTTGCACTTTGCGAACCACCACCTGGTCGCCCCTCCAGTACCTCTCATGGTCCTGGTTGTGCGGATTATTGATGATGTCCAGCGCCTGCGCGCCCGGGTTCGGCGCGACCATCGAAAACAGGGAGTCCGGCACCCCGCGCCCCTGCAGCATGTTCGGATCCTCCTCAAACCACCGGCCAATCTGTTCGAACGCCATTGCAAGATCCGGGTCGGCGTAGTCGTCGAGCTTCACCCCGAGTTGCTGCGCCGCCTTGAGGGCGCGCTGGGATTTCTCGCCTACATCGTCGCCCCAGGCTTTGAAGAGCGCCTCCTTGGCCTCGGTGATCGCTTTCTCGTCCTCCTCCTTCGCGGCTGCCTCCTGCGCTTCCGCCTCGCTCTTGCGGAGAGCTTGCAGGCTCTCGACAGCCTTCTTAGGCACGCCGTTTTCCGCAGCCCACTTGGCGAGAAATTCCTCACCGTCGCCAACCTCGTAGTCCTCCGGCTTCGTGCCGGCCCCGATTGCCTCCCGGAATGCATTGACCTCCTCCGGCGATGCGTCCTCTCCGGGAACCTTGATCGCCCCATCGACGGCCCGGTTGAGCCGGTGCAGTTCCTGCACGACCTCCGGGAACGCGCTGTAATTCTTGAGCGTCGCGCCCGCGTCCTTCAACTCCTCCGGGAGTGAGTCCGCCCAGTTCTCCCGAAAGCTTCCGTCCGGCTGCAGGAACCCGTCGAACGGTCCCGCCGGCGTGGGGTCTCCGCCCCCGGTCCCGTCGTTGTTCTCTTCCCCACCCGCTCCGGCTCCGCCGTCCGGCGTCACCCCGTCGTCTACTTCTTCGCTTTCTGCCATCGCTTCGCACTTTCCAGTTGTTGCTCCAAAATCAGCACGAGGGATTGCCGCCCCTCAATATATCGCGCCAGGGTCTCGGCGGACACGCCCTGCAGCTTCCGGTCAGCAATCTCTGTCATGGCCGCATCAAAAGGTCCCTGCCCGTGGTAGGAGGATTCCCGTAGGCACGCCATCACCTCCTTGCAATGGGCGCTTTTTGCGAACGCTGCCAACGCGCGCACCCGATTCTCAATTGCCCTTGTCTCCTCTGCCTCTGCCTCTGCCTCTGTCATGCTGCCATCTGTTGTCCCATCTCCGCAATCTGCGCCTGTTCCTGCGCGGCCTGCGCCTGGCGGAGGATTTTCCGCACTTGCGCCGGGTTACGCAGATACCCGAAATCCGCACCGCTCCCCGTGAAAAATTTCCGCGCGAACTTGGGCAGGTCGAACTGTAGAGCTACCTCCGGGTCGAACTCGAACAACGGCAGTAACCGCTCTAGCGCCTTGTAGGACGCTTCCTCTTGTGCGGCCTGCGCCTCGATGGCGATCCGCGAGAGGAACGTGACTTCCGGAGTCGGCACCATACCCTGACTCATCATCTCGGCCGGGAACGATTCCAGCGGGCCGAACGCCCCGATCCGGGCCTGCGAATTGAACGCCCAGCGCATCATCGGCTCCAGCCAATCAATGTGGTAGAGATCGAACGTCGGTGATGCGTTGTCGAGCCGTTCACCGAGAATCGCATAGACCTCCGCCGCCGTCATCTGCGGCCGGTCCAACTGCGAAAACACCTTGAACAGATCATTCATGAAGTGATCCCGGATTCGACCGCGCTTCTCTTCCGCCCTGGCTGCACCAAAATCCCCGCGCCCCTGAGTCAACCACTCCTGGGGCATTTGCCCACTTTCGGGAATCACCGTCACGCCGCGCGGCCGGAAATCCACACGCCCAACGAGGCTCGACGGAACCAACACGCGCGGGTTCATCTGCGTATCCATGAGCGCATCCTGCAGTTGCTCCAGCCGGTTGAGTTGGCGAAGGTCCGGCACAGCCATGAAGGCGGGACTCCAGCCATACGGCGCCTTCGGGTCCATGCCTGACCACGTCAAAAACCGCGTCACAATATAGGGATTCTCCCACGCGCCACCCTCACTGATCTCGTGCCCTGAGTCGAGATGCACCCATTTGGACCGAAAAGGAAACCGCTTCGATGGAGGTCCGTCAGGGTCATAGTCCGCTGCCGGGTAACACGCATGGATATATTCCGCGGTCTCGTTTTGTCGGGTCGGGTCGGCGGCGTACTTGGCCACGTCCGCGGGGAGATTGTCCGCGCCGAACGCCCCGGCCGCCTGCCGGTGCGAGTAGATACGCCGTACGATCACCGTGTCGATCTCCTCATCCGGGCCTTCCGAGCAGACGAAATCTTTCTCCGATGTGAAGTGCAGCCGGCCGTTGCGCACGAACCGACCGGCGCACGCCGTGCCGAAGCATGAGCGGTCCAACTGCACCTCGAATGCCTTGGTATAGAAGTTGCTCGCGCTCAACGCCCGCCTCGTGATGTCCGTGACCTCGTCCAGCTTGCCGGTCACCTCGTCCGAGTCCGGGGTGCCCGGGGCCTGGGAGTATTTCAACCACGGCTTCGAGCGTGGCGTCGTCCACGCAAACATCCCGGACGCGAGCGTGTAGAGCGCTTGGCCGCCCGTTGAGTCGAACACGTCCGATGACACGGCCAGGTCCGGCTGTGTGGTCTGACCGGCCTGGTTGCCCGAGTGGCGAAGATCATGATAGCGCCGAGGCTGGCAGTACTTCGCGTTCTCTTCCCAGGCATCGAGCCATGGTTCTCGAGCCTGTTCCAGATCACGGAAGACCTGTACGCATTGTTTCCCGTTCATGCCTTGAAACCTCCCGTCTCCCCTGCCCCGAGTGTCGAGAGGATGCCCCGGCGTGGCTTGCGGATCCGGCGCCCGGCACCCGTCCCGAACTGCATACGCGCGGCCGGTCCTGGCGACGGCGCCGTTGGGATCGTCGGCGCGTCGCTATCGTCACCGGTCGCATTGAGTTGCGCAATGGACGCGATGAGGGATTCCAGGAAACCTGTGTTCGCGTCCAGTTGTTCACGGATTGCGTCGCGCGGGTCCGCCTCCGGCGATTGCGCCACCTTGGCCGCCTTCTTTTTTCGCGTGCGGGAAACCTGCCGTCGACTTCCGAGTCCGCGCGCGCCCTTCTGGGCGGCAATCTGTCCGAGCCAGTTTTGCGGAGTAATGAGTGTAGCCATGGCGCGATTGAGTTGCAATATTATTCCCCGGTTCGGGGAGAGTCAAATTCCGATTGTTTCAATGATAGGCTGAGGCGGGCGTGCGCCAGCCGGTTGCTGTGCATAGCCGAGCAATCCGTGTAGCTTCGCTTCCGCAAACGTCCTCGCTGCGTCTGCACAGTGCGACGTATGATCTTTTTTGGGTTGCCTCGCGACGGTGGCGCCCTCCTCCCGTTGCTCGACCCTATACTGGTTGAGGTAGTCCCACGCGCTCCCCTCCCTGTCGCCGATTCGAAGCCGATCTTTCACCCTCGAGTGAAACCACGACGTTTCGAAAATGTTATGCAGCTCGCCGATCCCCTGCCACACGCTCCGGCATTGCGGGACTACCACCATGTGATGTGCGCCAGCCGTGCGTAGCTCGTCGACAAACGTCCGCCCGTCCTTTTCGGTTCCGCCTGCGTCGTGCGGGAGGAGATGCTTGACGACCGGGCAAGCGGCGTGCCAGTCCTCGATCAATCGTAGATACTCAGCGAGGTCCACGCGCGCGGCCTGATGATAGTGCAGCCACCGGGCGCCCTCCGGATGGTCCTGGACGTGCCAGATAGCCGTGTTGCTCCCCCCGAGATCCCAGGCAATATAGGACGGGAACCGGCTGGCAACATCGAAATCCGTCACGCGCCCTTGCAATTCGCGGCGCGTCAGGATGTCAGCATAGATCGCGCCCTCGACCGGGGAGAGAAACATGTCCTCCATGACGGCGGGATATTCACGAAACACCTCGTAGCGTGGCAGGGTCCGGAATTTGTTGGACCAGAACGCGCGTTGTTGTAGTGATAGCTCCACCCCCTGGCGCTTCCATCGCCGGAACACCTCGCGTTCTTCCGGCCGGAATTCCCACTCCGAAACATCCATGCGATTGTCAGGGTTTGCCTGGAACGGGATGAAGAGAAATCGAAACTCCTGCGACGCCAGTTCCCGGCCCGCTTTCGCCGTCGCCTCCTCGATCAGCCTGTAATGCTCGCCGTATTTCCCGCCCTCGTGTGTGGACTCGAATGTACAGCGGTTTCCCGCGGCGAGTGCCGGTAGCGCACCGGACAGGATTTTCCGCGCGTCCTTCGGGCGATGGATCGCGATGTACCCAAACTCACTCACCCACAAACGCTGGAGAGTCCCGCCCCGGAACGACGTCGATGCCTGGAACGACGACCCATTGGCCCAGACCAGACGCGTTTCGTTGTTGATTGTCAGCGGGAACGCTGCCCGCAACCTCTCGTTGAGCGCACCGCCCTCTCGATCATCGAGCCCGGGGACGTTGAGCCCCATGGTCTCCCACGCATACCGGGCCATCTCGAGCTTGCCCTTGGCATCCTCAATCCGTTTGTCGATAAGGCCACATTTTCGGTCCTCGTTGAATATGCACTCGTCGGCAATGTCGATGGCTTCGCGCGTCGAGAACCCGTGCTGCCGCGACTTGGTCAGCAACGTCCACGTATGGCGGTTTGCATCGAACCATTCCTGCGATGGGTTGCGTCGGAACGGCACCGTGCGCCCGTATCGGTTTCGGATCGAGTAGAGGTTGGCGAGCCTCCATTCCCGGTCCGCCAGCAGGTGGGCGATTTTCTCTATCATGTCGCGATATATTCCCCGGCCGGACCGCGGCGAACCAACCCGCTCGCCCGTAGCTCCACGAGCGCCCATCGAATGTCCGTGGGTCTCGCACCCAACGCCCGCCCAAGTTGTATGGCGCGCTCCGGCGTGATAGCTCCAGCCACCATCACCTCTACCATGATCGCCGGGCCGAACCTGCGCCGCCACTGTGCCCCCCTCCTCATACCTCTGGATAGGTCATGGTCGACGTGTCAGGATGTCCAGCTTGGCCTCGAGCGAGGAGAGGCGCCCCTCGTTGAGGATCTTGCGAGGGAGCGACGCGGCCAGGACCTGGTGTTTGGACTCCCACATAGCGGCCTCGGTAGAGACCGCGCCCCACTGGTTTGATAGGATGGCCCCGGCCGTGATGAGAGAGAGCAGTAGACCGCACCACCCCATCAGAGCCCCCCCGGAGATGCGGCCCACTCCCGCCTGCTGGATTTGCAACTCGTTTTCGCGGTCTCGAGACTCCGCGACGTGGTCCCAGATGCGCTTTTGATCCTCCTGCAAAAATCGCACAGACTCGGCTAGGCTGCCGACGATACCGGCAACTCGCGCAATCTCTGACTGAGTCGCCTGGTTAGCCTCGTAGACCTGCCGGGCGATGCCCTCTAGGCTGCCTTCAACACCGTCCATTAGACAGGGTTGAGCTGGTCCACGTCGTCGTCGGGGACGTTGAGGAAGGCGCGAGCCGTGCCGAGCACGCCCAGGAAGAGCCGGACGCGCAGCTTGCCGCGGAACCCGGGCTCTTGGAGTTTGGTGTGGAGGCGCGCCTCGACGGCGTCGATGACGTCGTCCTTGGCGTCCTCCGGGAGCATGGTTGCGGCCGAGAATAGTACGTTGATAGCGGGATGCATGTTGATTGTCATGGTTTGTTTGTTGGTTTGTTAGGTGGTGAGTTTCCACCCCTCTAGATGGGCGTACACCTCAATCACTCCCATGTCCGACGCGGCTCCAAACCCTTTGTTAGTCTCAGTGCCTGACGATTGATGCTGCAGCTCGATCGTCGTCTGGCTGGCGATCGTGATCACGCCATGGATGAGCGCGGGGGCGTTGAAATTTCCGTGCTTGCCTGACATGCCGATCACCAGTTCGGTTGCGTTGCCCACATCGTAGAGCCGCAGTTGGTGTTGGTTGACGTTCTGAGCCACCGCACAGCCTTGTATGTAATACGTGCCAGGCTCAATGGTGATGGTGCCCGACGAGATCGATACATTAGCGCCGTCGTCGAGGACCTCGGTGTTAAGGTCTCGCGTCCGCCAGCCACCGGAATTAAATGTTCCTCCATCACTGCCAGCGGTCTCTTGCTGTTGCAGAATCCACGGCTCCCCTGCCACGCCCACAATCCCTAGCGCAGCCGCACCAACGGCAGAGTCTGCGATGTGCTGCGAGTCGACCTCGTCGTCCCCGATAGCCGTCCCGTCAACCGATCCGGCCGCGTAATGCTCGGAGTCGATCGATCCGGCCGCGATGTGCTGCGAGTCGACCTCGTCGTCCCCGATGGCCGTCCCATCGACGGATCCGGCTGCGTAGTGCTCGGAGTCTATCGATCCGGCCGCGTAATGCTCGGAGTCGATCGAGTCGGCGGCAATGTGCTGCGAGTCCACCTCGTCGTCCCCGATAGCCGTCCCATCGACGGAGCCCGGCGCATAGTGCTCGGAGTCGAGCGATCCGGCCGCGATGTGCTGCGAGTCCACCTCGTCGTCCCCGATAGCCGTGCCATCGACAGAGCCCGGCGCATAGTGCTCGGAGTCGAGCGAGTCGGCGGCAATGTGCTGCGAGTCCACCTCGTCGTCCCCGATCTGGTCCCCGGTCACGGCATCATCGGCGAGTTGATCCGTCCCGATGGAGTCATCCGGGACGGCCTCCATGAGGCTCCACGAGCCCGCACTCGTGTCCGTCCCGATATAGTACCCAGCCAGAGATCCCGCGGAGACCGCGTCAACCTGAACCCCGATTTGCCCCACGTAATCGGGGACCGCAACGGCCCGCGCGGCCGCGTCCTCCCAGGTTTTGAGCGGGCGATCGATGACTGTCTCGGGCAGGTTTAGGAGCGAGACAACTGTGGCAGGATCGAGCGCTGACAGGTTAATCCCATCCGATGAGCCCAGTAACGCGGCCGTCCCCGTCGTCAGGCTGATCTCCTCCTGCTCCGCCTCCCCTACCTCGAGCCGGAGCGAGAGGCTCACGGCCCGCGCCAGTTGTTGCAACACGTAGTAGATCCGGTCAATGTCCCGCGTTACCTCGTCCCCAGGCATCGGGCCGGCGGCGCTATACGCACTCTCGTGCGTCTCCGGGATCTCCCGCTTAATGATGACCGCATCCCCGTCTACCGGCCCGGTCGCGGACATCGTGACCGACCCCGTAGACCCGTCCCCGCCGGAGACGCTGTAGTCGCTGCCCTCGGCCTGCAGCACGCCGTCGGCCGTGACCACGAGATCCGAGGAATCGTAGAAGACGAACGGCACCGCCACGACCTGTTCGTTGCTTGTCAGGGTGACGTTGACAAAGGAATCTGTGGAGGATACGGCCATGGAAATACTTCCTTCTGTCTACTATCCAGCAATGCAAATGGTTTCAGACATGCGATGGCCCCAGCATCTTGCAGATGGCCCGCGAGAAGTTCTCGTCCCCTCCCTCCGGCCTGTCATATTCCCGGAGCGACACATACATGCGCACGGCGTCCGCTTTCGGGAACATAGTTAGTCTGATCTCGCCGCGTGGCGACACGGTCAGGGACTGGCATAGATGCTGCATCTCCGGCCGGGGGCGCCCGAAAAAATCGCTAGCCGGATCATCCAGATATAGCAGGTCCGCCGGCCCTCTCAGGATCACCTCCGCGAGATAGGTCAGCACCTCCTCTCTGGATAGTTCCGCGCTCGCTTTGAGCCGGTCGCGCACGGCGCGCAGCTCGTTTGCGCGAGTGAGCGCCACCTCCGCGCCGGTGGGCTCATATACCTCTGCCTCCGCTCGCGAGCGGAGGTAATCCATGTATGCATTGACGGCGCGATTCCGAAGAGCGCGGGAGGCCAGCGCGTGCGTTGTTGCGTCGACCTGCCGCCGATAGGATGCAGCGTAGGCGTGGACTGGCCGCTCGCCGGCGACGACGCGTTCCGCGAACTCCCGCTGCCGCGCGTTCGCTCTGGGCTCGGGTGTGCCTGGCATGGCGCGATAGTTGCACAGATATTGAGCAGTCGCAAGATAATTGAGCAGAGGGGCAAGAAAATT